ATTTAAACATTCAATAGTTCCTTCTACATCTAATGATTCACTAGGACTTGTTGTTGTCCCTATACCTACATTCCCTGCAAAAGTGGCGTTTCCAGCACTGTCAATGGTTAGTCGTGTTGTAGGTACATTTTCCCCATCAGCAGACGTAGCAAATTCCAAACGACCTGGAAGGTTATCTGTGCCTGGAGTACCATCCACAGCTCCCCTGATACGTGAGCTTACATTCCCAAGGTCAGCTCCATCAGAACCACAGAAATTTATTTCTCCTAAATCATCATGTTCCTGAACACTTGTCATTGTTCCAACAGCTTCACCTCTTGCTTTCGCAAAATTCAAAATAGGAGGACTTGTATTAGCACTAAAACGAGAAATACCAATACTGGCTGATTTGTCTGTCGCAGCCGTTTGCAATTTCGACAGACTATTATTAGCTATGCCTATTGGTGAAGAATAACCAACAAGCAACCGACCTGAACTATCTACTCTTGCAGCCTCATCAGAATTAACATAGAAGATATGTTTTCCTGTCGCTTCTCTTGCTCGGTAATAAGCTTCTCCTGCTGTTGAAACATATAAAGAAAAACCATCAGTCGTAGCTGAACCTGTACTATCGTTTGTCATGTGCAAATATGCACTAGCCTCAGATCCTTCGTGAATATGGAAAGCCCTAACAGGAACACCAATCCCTACTCCTAACCTCGTAGGAACATTCACATAAGCAGAAGAATCAAGTGTTAATCCTTGTGTCCCATTAGCAGCTAAAGAAACTGTATTTGTACCGCCATAAATTCCTGAATCTGAATCACCAAAATGAATAGCAGGTGCAGAATTACTTCCAGCAGTCGCAGCTAATACTCCAGTTAACGTTCCACCTGTTAAAGGAAGATAAGCACCCCCACTGATCTCCACAATGGAATCATTGTCTAGTTTTGTGAAAAGTTTTCCTGTGTCAGTCCTGATTGCTAATTCGCCTGAAACGAGGTCAGAACTCCCTGGGTCGCTGGTTCCTCTTTTTAGTCTGATTGTGTTAGCCATTAAAAATTGCCCTCCTGATGGTTGTCGTTAATATGTACCACCATCTAAATCAAAAGCTGAGACTGAACCATTTTCTAAAAATGTGACCAAATCTGAAAGAGCTACCTGTTTCATTGTGCCCGCATCATTGCAGAGGAAACAATCCGTGGCTGCAAGAGTTGTTGAGGTGGCAGAGGTTCCACCATCTATTAAATTTAATTCAGCAGTAGTTACGGTTGCACCATCAAGAATCTCAATTTCTGTTGAAGTCAAAGCAGCTAAAGCCGCAGCCCCTCCAGATTGACAACTAGATAATGAAGTGAGATCAGCTGCTAATGTTTGAGCCCCTAAAGAAGTTCTTGCGGTTGAACCAGTTTCAAGAACAAAGGTAGACCCATTTCCAACAATAAAACCACCGTCTGTGGTAGCTAGTCCTGCAATTGCAGCCAAAGCAGCGTCATAAGCCAAAACATCTGAACCAATCTCAAGTCCTAAAGCAGTTCGAGCAGCACTAGCCGAGGTTGATCCCGTTCCACCATCCCCTACAGCAAGCGTTCCAGTAATAGAACTAGCGTCGAGCTTTACAGCTAACTCACTTGATTCAATAACGATACCGCCATTGCTCTTAAGATCAGCTGAGATTGTATTGCCTGATTTCTGAAGGCCGTCTCCTGCTGTTATCTGCCCTGCCCCTGAGAATTGAGCAAAAGTTAAATTATTAGTCCCTACAACTGCTGATCCTTTGTCAGATGTACAAGCAAACCCATTCTCAGCGTTTGTTGTTCCTTGCTCAATAAATGTAAACACTCCAGCTGCATCGGCTCCAGTAGCCAAGTCGTCTGTCCTTGTCCAACTGCCACCACTTACAACTTTATAGATTCCATTTTGGCTCGCTGTTGATTGCCCTGCTACCAGAACACGATCATTAGCAGATAAGGAAACACCATCTACGGTCTGAGTATTTGCAAGCGTTAAATTAGAGGTGGAAACAACGACACAGGAGTCTTTTATGTCTAAACCTTGTGCAACTCCATCCACATAACCTTTGTTCGCAGCATCATTATTGGCAGTACAATCAGCAAGGTTTGTAATCTTTTGACTATTAGCAGAAACATCAGCTGTAGGAGCTGCCATTTGATCCAGTCTATTTACTCTTACCCCTGTATCAAAATCAGATATTTTCGTGTGGGCTATTGATGGAATATCAGCAGCAACAAGAGCCCTAAATGTCGGAGCTGCGGCACTTCCTGTAGTTGGACCACTGAGAATTGTATTCGCTGTTCTTGTGTCTGTTTTGTTCCAAAAAGCACCAGAACCACCAATAGCAATTATAGAACTCGCTTCACCTGAACCATTATCTCCATACCCATAATAGAGCTTTAAATCACCAGTGTTTTCATTAAATGCAATCTCTGAAGGGGCTAATGTAGATGGAGCACCAGCGTCACCACTGGCAGCTCTTTTTTTAATTCTAATTGTGTTAGCCATTAGAAGCTGCCCCCAAAAGTTACTGTACTAGTTGTCCAAGTGCTGTCAGCCTTATACACGCCAGCAGTACTATCATAATAAATTATACTTTTATCTACCTTGTTTGGGTCAGTCAATAAAATACCAGGTGGACCCTGAGGACCAGCCGTTGTTGCAGTCACAACAGACGTTTCTGGTACTTTGATTGTTGTCGTTACATTGTTATCTGTGATCGTAACAGTGTTAACGACTTCAGTGACATTAACGGTTGTCATCTTGTAAAGCCCTGGCTCATATAAATAGTACCCTCTACCCAGTATTGTTTATCTCCTGCTGGTGTCGTTAAAAGGATGTCATACTTATATTCTGTTCCTGTAAAATTAACTGTCTGAGTATCTGCCAACTTCCATGTAAATTTACCTTCTGAAGCATTTGTAACTGTGATCGTCACGTCTGCTGCCTTGCTGCTGCGAGACGAATCCCACACCTGGCTTTGAACCGTGTAGCCACTTAAATTAACAGCAGATCCGGTTGGGTCTTTCAATTCAAAATCAAGACTATGATCTGAAGACCGTTGGATGGTCATATCATAAGTATCAGGAGTTATTGCCATAATTAACCAGCCTCAAGAGCTGCAACTTTAGTTTCTAATGTTTCAATTTTAGCAACAGCTTCCTTTAAAGCTGCACTTAATAAAGGGACTAATTTACTTTGATCTATTCCTTGCATTTCCACCCCATCCTTTGTTCCACTAACTGCATCAGGGACAATGGCCTGAACTTCATGAGCAAAAAATCCGTCTAATGTTTGACCAGCATTAGCTTTAAAATTAAAACGATAAGGTTTCAACTGCTTAAGCCTTGTTATTCCATCAGATATTTCTACCTCGTTCTCTTTCAGACGATAATCAGAGGATGTATTGAAACTTGTTGCCGATCCACTGACTTTTATTGTTCCAACCGTTCCATTCGTGTTGATAAATTCAATTAAAGTCGTTTCTGAAGCTGTAGCACCTACAGAGAAAATAGAACTTCCTGTCGCTGTTGATTGAAGCCTGACGCCCGCACTTGTGTCACTTGGGGTTGTTGCATCAGGAATAATGAAAGCACCTGATGTTGTAATTGCTGCCCTTTTCGCTGCTGATGTTCCAGTACCCACACGAAAAGAAATTCCTTCATTATTTGTATTCTTAAGAACCAATCCACCATCCTCTCCTGAGTTATAAATTTCTGCTCCTTGACTAGATTGATCTTTATTGATTAAGGCAATTGCACCTGATGTATTGTTATTACCTCCTGAACCTTTAATTGAGAAGACAGGGGTTGTTGCATCAGTCGAGCCATCAACAGGGCCAACAGTAGGAATTGTTGTCGAGCCGTCACCAGCTGGAGCCCCTAAATAAAAATTCCCTAATGCATCAAACAAGGCTCTTTGCGTTCCATTTGTTGCAACGGCAATGTTATCCGCAACTAAAGAGCTGCTAACTGTTGGCTGAAAGAATCCTGTATTAGAGTCATTTGTCCATCGAAAACCTGGCGTCCCGACAGTTCCCTCTGGGATTGTTAAAACTCCATCAGTAGAACGAATAGTGACCCACGCATTGTTTGCGGCGTTCCTCATCTTGATCAGGTTGTTGCTTGTATCCACGTACCACATATATGGGTACATCACAGCAGGATCACCTGTCCCTGCGTTATTTGTTGAAATTGCACTTAAAACGGCATTTATATCAGCAAGAACAACTGTTCCTGTTCCATCTGCAATTACATAGTCGGCTGCTTGTGCCATAACAATCTATTCTTTTATTTTATTCTAAGCCATATAGCCATAACCACTTGCTGAATAACTAAAAGTACGATCAGCACTTACAGCACTGCCGTTTGCTTGTTTTGCTGCAAGAGTAAACCCAAAACCATCAGCACTGGACACTACATAATATTCTCCTGAAGCCAAATCTAAAGGAGTTACTTGAACATTAGGAACCCCTGCACTATCCCAAAAAGGAATACTGTAAGTTATATCATGTGTTGCATTATTAGCAGGATAAGTAACAGAATTAGAACTCAAAGTCCTGAAAGGCATTGAAAAATTAACACCTAATTCTGTGATTTTTATATTTTGAGCCGGATCAGTTGTTTCAACTACTACTTTGAAAACAAAACCAGTTCCTCTTATTTCTGTAGCTGTAAATTCTGTCCAGTCTGTCCATGTTGCATTATCTTTACTATTAGCATCAGATAAGGTTTTTTTGTAAAAAAAACGAACATTTACATTAGGTGCTTTTGCTCCACTAAAATTTTCCATAGACTGAACATTACCACGACTACCAAAAGTATCTGTTGAATAAAAAGTAGTCATTTTTATATGTCTTTCTACTGAATAAGTGAACGGCGTTTCATATCCTGATATATAACCAAGATACCAACCTAAAGCAAAGCAATAAGTTCCTGTCTTTGTTGTCGCATCAGTTAATTTAATCCCTTCTGTTTTGTCGCTTCCATTCACTAGACTCATATTACTTGAGCTATCAGCACTTAAATAAGTCGTAGTCAATCCAACCCAATCACTTGCATAAGTATTTTCTCTCCAAGCTCCTATTTCTTTCTTTGCATAAGCTTTCACAGGCTGAGTAAATACTGATGTTGCTTCTGTCGCACTTTTACGCCCTCCATCATCAACAAATTTTGCAAGGAATGTTCCATCTGCTTCTGTATTTAAAACAACTTCCGTACTGTTCCCTGCTATTTTTGCTACTTCAAAAGACCCCTCCCATGTAGCACCAGAAGTTAAAGATGTATATCTAATCTCTACAAAGCCACCATGCAAAACATCATTCTCTGTTGATTTTGTCCAATTCACTCTTAAAAAATCAATACCCTGGCTTTCGACCCTGAAGTCACTTACATTTTCAGGTGGTGCTGTCTTCCCTTGTGTCCTGATTGAAGTCCTTAGAGGTGTGACACATGCCAACCCATTTGAATTGACTGAATATATTATTAGACTTAAAAAACCTCTATCCAGCCCGTCAATACTAAAAGTTGTTCCAACTATCTCTGAGACTGTGTAACTACTATCAATCTTCTGTGGTGGCAAACCTCCTTGTGGCCCACCTTCTTCTTCTGCAAAAAAGAAATAGGCAACGATGTATCTCTTAACACCAGGAATACTTGACCAGCTAAAGCTTAATCGGTGAACAGCTCTATTATTAACCGAAACTATTGCCTCTGTAGAAACCAGCCCCTCTGGAGTCGGTGGAGGAGGAAAACTGAAATTCCTAGCCATCTATTTGTTCTGTTGCAGCATCTATTTCATCATACTTATTAGCGTCATAACGGATAGCAGTTATAAGGTAGTTCAATTGATCATCCTCTGATACTCCTACCACTTTGTAATCAATTGGCCTTTGATCTCCTCTGACCAGAGCCCAAGGACTTCCAACAATAGGAGCCTCAGAGAAGGCAGATGTCACAGTAACTCGACCCCCTGCCGTTAAAAGATTGCTATAAGATTGAACTGTTTTAGTCTCTAACCTTCCATAAGGAACGCTAGAACCCGTTGTAGTTTGACTACTTGGCAACAGAACTGAAATTCTATCTCTAGCCTTAGGCACTTCATCAGAGACATCAGAATCAATATAATCTAGGTCAAATACAGTCGTAGAATTTCCTGTATTAGCTGAAACTCTTCCGCCTAATCTGTAACCAGCCTTCATTGGGTCAGCAATGCTTATCACTTGTCCTGGCTTAACAAGTACACCGCTGCCTAAAGTCGAAGTAAAGCTAACCAGGTCCCCTCCATGATTTTGAGTATGAAGAGTCCACCGACCTAATCTCTCAGCCTGAGCCCTGCTATTGCAAGCAAATCCTTTTATAGTATGGACACGATAACCGTATTTAGATATTAGGCTTTGATCTGCTTCAACTGTTATATAATCTCTTTCTTTTGAGTCCACATTAAAATAAGAGACATTAACAACAGTATATTTTTCTTCGATAGAACTTCCCGAATAAGTGAAGCCTTCTTCCGAGACATTTGATCTATTAAAAAGATAAACAGAACTACTAGGTTGATCAATCGCAAGATGCATTTGACCGGAAGAATAGTACGGCATTGACCTCATTGCCGAGCATAAATCGTTAATCAAGGTGTAAACTTGTTTTGGTTGTTTTAATACAACATTACAGCTAAATCTAGGTTCTCCATGTACTAATTCAGAGGCATATTTTGATGCTTCAAATAGAGAATATTTATTAATAATCGTTTCATCAATATCTCTACCAAGTCCGTAATCGTAATATCCTTCTTGTCTCTGTCCTGCTAAATCTGAAGGAACTGTTCTTTGATTTGTGAGTAAATCGTACAAAATCCAAGCTGGATCTGAGCACCAATGTTTTGATCCCGTCAGTGTTCCATTAAACACGTATCCATCAGGATAGATGACTCTGCCATTGTTAGAATCAATTCTTAAATTAGTCCTCTTATAATTACAATTGAACGTAGAAGAACTACTCCCTACTGTCTGAGATGTTGCTGACCATAATACTATAGTAGTAGCCGTGGAGCTTATGACAAGAGATTCTGTCTCAGCGGTAGCAATTCCTGATGTTGGATTGAAAGTAACAAAATCACCCGCCACCACTCCATGCCCGCTGCTAACATTGATTGTAAGGGTTGTTCCTGCTTTATAATATGTTGCTGGAAGAGCAGAAAGACCAGATGTCGGTATCTTTATTTTTGTTCCTCTTAGGTGGTACATCCTTCTAGGTATTCCACTAAAATCATCTGAATTAATAGTTAGTTTTCCATAGGCTGAATAATAATAATTAGGAGTTTTTTTAATAACTTCAGTAATAGATTTTAAAGTAAAAGCACTAAAATGCTGTGAACCGTCGTTGTCACTCAACCTTTCAATTCTTATCTGAGTGACATGTGTTCCGACCTCTGCTCCGTTGCTTTCATATTTGACATTTCTATAGCTGTCTAGATCAATTCTAAAATCAAGAGACAGAACGCCTGTGGTACGAGCTCCAAAAGCCTTATATAATCCAAAATCGTTCTCTTCTATATTGCCCTTAGCATTTAGATAGAACTTATTTGCTGCATCATGAGGAGGTTGTCCATAAATAATTCCATTTGCAGTGGCCACATTAGAAGGAAAGGCATTGATAACGACTCCCGTATTCATTACAACTAAAACCTGGAACGCCACTCCTTTTGGTTCTGTTCCTCCATTGTGATTAAACCAAACCAATCCTTGAGGAAAACTTAGTTGAACAACTGCCTCATTAGCATTGATATTATCAAGAGATTTAGTAACAGAGGTTGGCGACTGACCTGGTTCTTTAAGAACTTGGTCGTTATAACCTTTTGGCGTTGATATTAAATCATTTTCAGGAATAGGAGTCTGATCCCCTGTTCCATGCCTTACAGTGAAAACTACATTTTTGACATTATAATCATTTTCTTTATCAAAAGGTTCATCGGCACCTCTTGTTAAGATAGGAGCCCCATCAAGATAAATATCCTTTAAGGCTGCTTTATTATATAAAGCTGTCTGCGTCGTTTTGTTGAAAGAAGAAGCACTTGGAAAGCCTTCAATCTCTCCTTCTCCTAAAAGGTCAACAATATCTAACCGTTGAGGGTCATCTTGTGTTCCTAAGTCTAAATTTTGAGCAGGGTAATCTGTCCATCTAAGAACCTGTTTACCCTCCGACCATGCATACTGATCTTGGTATTCTCTTGCATCGTTTAGAAGTTGATCAGTAGACCTCTTACTATTAAAAAGATAGGGAACGGCAGTAATAGCTGAAACAATTCCTGCACTTAAAACATTACTTCCTGTGTAAACCTCACCATATAAAATGGGAACAGGTATTCCTGCTCTGCTTACGTTTTGGATTCCCGAAAAAACTGTAGACTTAGATTCCTCCTGTATTTCTCTTTCTTGTTCTTTTTGATCCCCTGAAAACCAATCAGTAAGTTTGCTAACGCCCCAATTAACAACAAGTGCTGTGGCTATAGAAACAACTGTCTTAACACTAAAAATACCTCCAATTAATGGTGCAAGAAAACCCCAACTACCACTGATCACAGGAACTATCCTTATATCTCCTTCTACCTCCAAATCCAATGTCTCATCATTTATATATTCTTCGCCAATCTGAATTTGATAAGCATTGCTGATCTTTTCATAAGCCAGATCAGGCCAATTAGCTTTCAGGAATGTCAAAACTGACTTTGTATTTGTAACATCTGCATGTAAAACTTTCCATCCTGTCGCCCTTGCTAATCCTCCATAAAGTCTGATTGTTTTTAATTTTGGATTATCATCTTGTGATTCTTTTAAAGGGACACTAGCCTTATAATTTTTTGGCTCCAAATAGTTCCATGTCTCTTCTGTGGGATTGAATATATAAAACGGCCATTGAAAGAAATCACAACTTTCCACATCTGATTTCGAAGGCTCCAGACTCCCTTCTGGGTGAGAATGAACAACAGCAATTATTTCGTCACTAGCCTCTTCCGCTTTTATCCAGTCATCCGGATTTAGTACAAAAGTTTTATGAGGTTCTATTGAGATATTTTGACATTCCCAATATTTTTCGACACCATCAATTCTTACTAATAAGCCACAAGACTCATTAGGCAGAACTCGCTTACCATGAGCAAGGGCATCTTTTGTGAAACTAGAAAGAATCATGTCTCGAAGAAATCACCAACGCCAGGGAACTCTTTTCTTAGGACTTGTCTTTTAGGTAACTTTAAACGAGTTAAATCTAAGATAGAGCGTAATTCAAACTGTACCGTTTCTAAATTCTCTATTGTCTTACGATTAATGAAATAAACATCATCAGGAAATTTTGTTGTAGGACTTGCAACTCCGTAAGGGTTCTGAATCTTGATAATACAATCCTCTTGAAGATCGAAGGCATTACCTGGAGTTATAAACTTCAAAACATACTCATTGCTAGATTGCACTATCGGATCAGTTATCTGATACCTTCCATCGGGAGAGTCCCCAGAAGTAGCATCAAAATAAATATAATCTTTTTCTTTAAAACCAGGATTAGTTCCTGGCATTGTTACTTCTACAGCTCCACCCGCCGCACTGTAATGAGTGGCAGTAATACCATTAACCATATTAGTATCGCCGAAATTAGCATCATCAATATATTTGGCCAAAGTTCTAATTCTTGTCAGTCGAGCCTCTATTAAGTCTTGTCCAATGTTGTCTTTTCCCGTGTCAGGGTCTATATAATTATTAACCTGATTCAAAATGTTTGTCATGAATCCAAACAGATTGCTTATCGTTAAAGTTGGTCTAGGCAAAGAACCTTTAACCTTAGATTCAATACCTTCGACGACAATAGGCAAAGCATCATAAGAAACCCCGCCCCAAATGATTTTCGTTGACTCTTTATTTACACCAGAGAAAAAATATTTAATACCTGGTGAAATATACGCTCCAGTATGTAAAACAGGGTCTAACTTTAATTGATATAGTTCTATCAAACTATTTGGATTAGAACTATATAAATCATTAACAGGAACAGTCATTAAGAGTCTAAATCAAATACTTGTCTAAATGTTGCACTGATTGTTGCCCTGTTATGGTAAGGAATAGATTTCGTCCATGAATCACAAACATATTTACCTGCACTTCCTGAAGGTGGTGTCCAATTGAAATATTCTCCATCTTCTGCTCTTGCCTCAAGGAAGGCTTCTATTTTGTCTGCATCAGCCTCAGCAACGACGAAATTCAAATTATAACTTTTAGGATCTAGTTGAGTAGGCAACCCGATCATTTGCCTTTGTTCATACCCATCTCCTAGTTTCACAACTCGCCTGACAGGTTTACTTGCCTTTGCCGTTCCATAGGTAGGTGTTGTAGAGCCTGTCGTCGCACTGTTGCAACCCGCATCATTGAATGTTTCAGCCATTATGCTAACGTCCCCCCTGGCCTTTGTTCTTGTGCAATTATATTTCTGACAGAAGTAGAGATCAACACCCCTAATCGTTTTTGGTCTGCTGTTCCGCCTTCTGCTGTTCCGTCAATGTTAATATTAATTGTTGTCGAGCTGCCCATTTTCTCATTAGGAACAATAGTTCCAGCACTATCAGGGACAAATAACTCTGGCCCACGCTCTCCCACAACAGAAGCTTTTCCTACTGGTGGTCTGCCACCATCAGCAAAAAGACCCCCAAAAATTTTACCAAGGAAGCCACCACCGCCACCGCTTTTTGAGAAAGCACCCGAAATATTGCCGATTATCTTATCTAATTGAGCATCAATAATCTTATCTCTAATTCTATTTAAAACATTTGACATTGCATCACCAAAAGATTGAGCACCTGTAATAGCTTCTCTTAGGTTGTCTCTAATATTGTTTTTAATTTCATCACCAACGGCTTTCATCTTTTCTTTTAACTTGTCTGCTTCTATTTGTTGCTGTTGCATTACATCAACTTGATTTTTTAATGATTCAGTTTTCTTTAAATGATTTATTAATTCTTGTGCATCTTTTTTCTCAAAAGTTTCTTTTATCTCTCTTATCTTATCTTGCAATTTTAAATCTTCTTTTGTTTGCCCTCCTAATAAACCCCTAAGCTTTCTTTGCTCTTCTAAATTGCTAATAACAAAATCATTGAATTTCTTGTTTTTGTTCAGTTCTTCATCTCTATTTTGAACTCCTTCTGTTATTTTCAACTGCTGTTCCATTAAGGCAATTTCTTCTTTTAACTCTTTTATAAATCTTTGTTTACCTGTCGCCGCATGGCCTACCGCTTTGCTCGCCTCAACCTGTGCTAAATAAAGTTTTTTAGTAGCAATTGCCTCTTTTTCTAATTCAACAGCCGTTCTCTTTGCCTCATCCCCTATACCTTTTAAATTATTATTAAAGTCTTCGGCTTCATTATTTAATTTTTTTGTCTCTTCTGAAGCTTCTATTAAATGAGTTACTAAAATACCTAATGCAACTACTAAAGCACCAACTCCTGTTTTTATTAATGCAAGTTTTAAAGTATTAACAGCAGCAGCAGCTTTTAAAGCAGATATTCCAACTGTTGCGTTTGAAGCCGCATAAAACGCATTAGAATTAGCAGCTATTATTGCAGCAGAGGCCGCAGCAGCAAATTTAACTTTTAAAAGAGTTATTCCAGCCGTCACGATTGGAACAATAGTTGCCATACCTTTTAAGGCTAAAGTGATCCCCGCAATAATGGCCGCTGCTTGACCACCCGATGAATTAAGAAAATTAATAATAGTTGTCATGCCTTTTACTGCTGGAGATAAAACAGGAAGAACTGCTTTACCTAAAGTTTCACCTAAATCTCGCCAAGCTTCTCCTAATGAATCGACATCTCCAGCAAACCCTCTAGCACCAGCTTGGGCTAGTTTGCTATAACTTTCATCAACAATATTTAAAATCATATTATGGGCTTCAGCAACTTTATTTGCCTTCATCAAAGACTTGATAACTTCTGTTTGTGTCTTAGAGAAAGCAATACCAGACCGATTTAAAGCAGATAAGTTTCTTTCAGGATCCTGTAATGCTTTTGCTAACTGCATGAAAGAAGTCTTGACATCTACCTGATTGACTTGGGCTATGTCGGCCGCAGATTGCGCTACTCGTTCATAAGCATCAACTCCTATATTTCTAAAACTTGTTAATAAATTAAAACCTCTAGTAAAATCTTCTTGATTAAATAAAGTTTGATTCCCTAATTCATTTGCTACTTCTTGCAATTTCCTTAAAGAATCAGCCCCCTCACCTAAATTTTCTAAACCTTGAGTAAGTATTGTTAAATCTCTCTCTCTATCCATAAAAGCTTTTAAACCACTATTAACAGTTGCGAAAGCTGCTCCCAAAGCAATTATCGGCCCCATAGTGGCTGCCAATGAAGCTGCTAACCCTTTTGCTGCTGCTGATGTCCCTGCTAAAGATGCTGTTGTCCCTTTTGCTGATGCTGATAATTTATTTGTAGCAACAGAAGTATTATTTAAGGCAGCTACCGCCCCCCTTGCATCAACCGTAAGTTTTACATTCGATTGAGCCACTTCTTACAATTCTTTTTTCCTAGTTTAACCTTATAAACCCCGTTTGCTTCGATTCGCTGCTTTTTTTTCTTCCTCTCCTTTTATCTCGTAATAAGCAGCAAAATAAATAAGTTCCTCTTCAGACATTGAATGTCTAAGAGTGCTTACTGTTTGACCTAATTCTGTTGCTAGGAAAAATTCAAAATAAAGCCAATTATTCCCCTTTAGCTTTTTTTTGCTGCATCTATATCAAGTTCAATATTCATCATAAATAATTCAATCTCATTCAAAATATTTTCTGGTAATTCTCTTTGCAGGTTAGGAGCATCAGCCATTGCAAAAGCTTTTTTTCCGTCTTCCAGTTCTGCTAATTGACAAAGCAATTGAGTTGATACAGTTAAAGCCTCTTCTGAACCTGCTAATGATTGTGCTCGTTGTCTATCATGTCTTGTTATTGGTTTAAAATATAAATCAACAATTTTTTTACCTTCCTTATTCTTTAACTCATATTTCCTACGAGTTGACATTTCATCACTGAAAGCATCAGTGATTAAATTGACCGTTCTTTTTTCTGCTGCCATGTTTTAAATATTGGTACTTTTAATCTTATTAAATATCTGATGTAATAGCACCATTTGTTATAAAGGAAATGTTTATTAATTGTGTTTCTCCAAGTGTTGCTCCAAATTCAGCACTCGTAATAATTCCAGAAAAAGCTAGTTTCTTTGCTGCTGTATCTTTGTCAGGAAATAATTCAAACAAAGCATCACCGGCATCGGCTGTTGTTAAAACATCTTCAACAAATGACAAGTAAGTAGAATTTCCAGCATTGTCGTAAATCAATTCAGCCGAACCTTCACCAGATATAAGACCACCAACAAATTCCTTTGAGGTTTTACCTTGAACAGTAGTTTCTAAAGTGTCCTTCGTCACACTTAAAGACCACGATCTTGTTCCTGTTACCTCAGCCTCTGTGCCGGCGGCATTATGGAACATGACCTTGCCAATATCGCCTCTAATAGCAGCCATGTTATTAAAAAAGTACTATTGCAAATATATTAACTCTTTTCTTCCTCTTTTACTTCTTTTACTTCTGTTTTATTTCTTTCCATATACCTTTTACAACGAGGATCCCAATAAGCAGGGTCTCTTGATCCTTTCACTACTTCAATAGCGTCAAGCATCTCTTCTGTAAATTCCATAATCAAATACTTTCAAAGACTTCAAAACTTATTCTAATCTGTGTTTGGTAAAAACCATCAGGGGCACCCGTTAATGTTTCAGGGCCAACAGGTGCATCAAAAATTACACCGGAAACTATTTGACGATTATATAAATCCCTAATCCGTTTCGCTATTATCAAATTGGCACCAGAACCAGTGCCTTCTGGAGTGTAAATATTCAAAAGAATTAAACCTATAACAGAATTTGTAGATGATGTACTGCCACCTTGAACTACATAAGAATTAGATCCAAAATTTACTTGACATTGAACAAAGTCATCGGCAGAAATTGAATCATAAGAAATATTGTTAAAAACAACAGGAACAGAAGGAGCCTTTTTCAACTCATCAGACAATCTTGATTCAATTGTTGCTCTAACTGAATTTAGATCAATTGCTGCCATTAGATTGACCTCTTGATTTTTTCATACTCTTTTTTAGTCCAAGCTTCTAATTCTTTACCAATTAATTCCGGGTATCCTTTCACTGTCTGTTGTCTTGTTCTGTAAACACCGCCCCAAGAAGGTGGAAGATTTTCTCCGTAAGCAACTGGCTCTGCATACTCAACATTATTAATAACTGTACCTGTGTAGGGCTTTGAAACATCTGTTTGCCACGCCAATCTCAACCGCCCAGTGTCTACTGGAGTCGCTTTTTTAACTCTCCCCGACCATTCTAAAGTTGTAACACGAACCAACTCCTGAACGGCCTCTGCCATTACATCATCTATTTGATCTAATCTTATTTGTCTAGTCATTACGACCTCAAGAATAATTTATAACTTATAGGAGTGTTTTCTCTCTCTTCTGTTTTTACTTGAATAATTTTATAAACAACTGAACTAATCACAACACGATCTTTAGGAGTAGGAACGTAAGTAAGATCCTTTGCTGCTATCTCACAAATTTTATCCTCTGCCTGTATCAAAGAATTTACTTCTCTATTATTTACATCTGAGACAAGTCCCTTAACAGTTGTATCTGAAGCACTTGAAACTAATTTACCTGTCGTTTTGTTATAAGTTCCTGCTGTATTTTTCCTGATCGTTACATCTCCACCAAAAGCCTTAAAACTTTTTGACGTGACTTTTCTTAAACCAGAAACTAAAGACATTAAACTCTATAAGCAATAACAGTACCACTTGCCAAAGTAATACTTGTAAAAATCCCTTCCACTTCGCTTCCATGTTTTATAGGAATTGAAGAAACAGTTGTAGATCCATTCTCCGTAACATTAGGGCTAACTAATGTCATCACAGCATCTTCTAATGCGTGAATCTTACCAAAACGACCTGTATGAGCAGACGTGTTCGTGATGATAATTGCAGCAGGATAAGACATTCCCATTAGCTTCGTTTAATAGCAAGATTACCAGGTCCACTTATTCTAATGCCTGTAAAGTACCTTTCAAACATTGGTGGAACCCTATCAGCTCCGACAGCTCCGTAACTGTTTGGAGTTGCGTCCAATGTACCAAGTTTTATCTTTTTAAAATCTTCTAATCCACTAAGTCCTAATCCATCTTTATTATTATTCAAATAAACAGCTAAAACAATCTGAGCATATTTTATCTGTTCAGGGATTTCCGTTGTTGTGTAATAATCAGTGGTTAAACGAAAAGGGAAACCAGCACTATATGTATGAGTGAAAGTATCAGGTTTTCTTACTCCATCTCTAGGCCATTGCAATGCCTGTGTATTTGTTGCTTTAGCACCTAGAAATCTTTCACGATCAATTCTTTGAGTTGCCGTAAATAAAGCTCTATTTTTTTGATCATCAGTTGATGAGTCCCAAGCGACACCATCATCATCTTGAATAAAACCATCAATCAATGCTTGAGCGTCCGTTAGAGACAGATAACTATTTGCGTTAGCTGCTCCTACTGTCGCCACTATTGTTATCGCCATTTGTAGAAACTTTAGGTTTACGCTTACGTTTTTGTTTTGATTTAGGTGTTTCAATAGGAATAGAGGCCGCCTGTGCGGCAGCCTCCCTTTCCTTCATTCGCCTAAATGCGAACATTCCCATCAACTAGATGCTCCTTTCCAGAGTACAAAGTTAATAACAGCCGCTTCACTTAAAGAGCCGCCAGAAACATTGCCAACAGTAACTTTAAATGAACCAGCCGCTACAGCCGAAACATTAACGTTATAAGCACCAGCAGTCCCAGTAGCTCCAAGGCAAGCATAAGGACAATCTGTTGCTGCTACACGGTCATTGTTCACTTGGAATGTAACTTCAGCTCCATCAGCCAAAGCAGCATTATTCATTGTGATCTGACCTGACTCTGTATTTAGAGTGACAGCAGTTGACTTGTTAGTCGCCTGAGTAACAGTACCACCAGTAGCAGGCCCAACAGCCTTACCAGCAGTAACTTCAAATTGAGATGGCATTAGTTTTTACCTCTAATCCTGAGCAGAAACATTGGTCGCTCTCACGATTCCAATATTCTTTTGCTCGTAGACTTTCGACCAGTTGCCTACGGTTTCAAGTTGAGCACGAGTTGGGTTTGTTGTTGTAACAGCCCACTTAGTACCAACAGGATGATATGTGTAATGGAGATCAACAGCCATTGCATCTGATTTGGCAAGGATGTCTCTATCTGTCTCAGTTGTTAAACCTGCTTGCTCACCAGATGCAATTGATCCAGGTGTAAAGAAGTAGGTTGAATACTCAGTAGAAGCACCAGAACCAGTTGTTGCCACATCGTCAGAGACGATAACCCGAAGCCCGCAATATGTAGGAACCGAGCCATTGCCGCCGTAAGCAGGAGCAATAGAACCACCAGAAGCGGTTGCGCCAGCATTAGTATCACCAGCTACGACATAATCAACAAGCTTACGCTCAACTAAATCGTAATAAACCTTTGAGTGCATACAAACAGCAGTTAGCTGGTCGCCAGCATCTCCAAGGATTGACTTAGCTTTTGCTACATGCTTAGGACTTAATCCTGTAGGAGTATCGCCACTCTCTGAGTCAATACAGTTAGCAAATAAAGCAGAGTTGCTGTCATTTGCATTAATTGAACCAAATACACCAGACAATGCTGAAAGCAAATCCTTCTGTCTTTGATTAGCAATGTAAGCACCTACCTTTGCACCAATAGCAGCCATTGGATCAGATCCAGCCGCTAATGCTGCCAAGTCTCTTGCTTCCCAAGCACGACCTCTATGAAGGATCACAGAAATCTGCTTGTCAGCTTGAATCTTGCCAGGTGTTAATGAAGTGCTATCACTTAGTACTTCAAAATCTCCTGAAAGATTTGCTTTCCAAAATGGAACATTGACGAAATCACCACCTTCAGTCGCATTAAGCTCAGCCATTGGTTGAACCACACCGCTAGCCAAAAAGGCATCACGCTGAGTTGTCTGCTCAATCAAGTACGGCGTAAAGACCTCAGGAACGATCACGTCAGACCTTACGGTTGCCATGAAAATTACCTAAAATTAGTTTTACGATGTGGGTCACAAACCCTTACGGCTCGGCACAACCTTACCTTATGCAACCATATTAGCGTTTAACTGCATTTTTCAAGCGATCATACAAATCTTTGTCTGTTCTGTATAGCCTCATCTGCTCTGTAATGTTAAAACTTTCAGAGGCAAATGGGTTTTTAGTTCCAGCAGGAATCTCACCCCCTGAACTTCTGCCAGCAGGTGCTCCACCTCCTTGCGGTGACTGTTGTTTCAACAGATAAGGAGCCTGTTCCCTTAGCTTTGTTTTGGCCCATTCGTCTACAGGAATACGCTCGTATCCATCAACTACAACTGGTTTTCCTCCTTCTATATCAATTTTATCTTTTGGTAAAAAGTTTTGTAAAACTAAATTAGGATCATGAACTATTTCAGCCAATGCTTGACTTGCAGGTGAAATTAATTCAAGTTCTCGAACTTTGGCTTCAAGTTCTTCTATTCGTTTTTTGTCTGTTGATGATTTGTCTCTATATTGTTGCTCTAACGCTTGTTTAGCTTCACCATATTTTCCTTTTTGTTCTAATTCGTCTTGTTCAGCTTTTGCTTTGAAATCAAGTAAAGCTTGAACGTCAACATCAGCAGGAATAGCTTTTGATCTTTCTTTTGCTTTTTTGTATTCATCTATAAGCTCAGCGTTTTTTTTACGCATCGCTTCAATCTCAGCTTTAAGATTCTCTTTTTCAGAATCAACAGCTTGCTCCACAGGAGCAGTTGTTTTGTCAGGCATAGAAACCCACAAGGTTATTGCTTATCTTATCAAGATTATTTTTTTTTGTCCTTCTTTTTCTTCTTTGCCATGTTTAAACCTTGAAGAATTTTTTATTATTTATATCTTCTATAAATGAATCCATATCCTTTGCCATTCCTGCCTGTTTTATAAATTCATACTGATCATCAAGAGACAACCGCAAACTATTCATTAGTTTTGCAATCCGCCTTGATGTATGTGGTTCATCTATATTCATAGTCCTACAGTATCACTTACTACTATAGCGTTTCGATTAAGAATTACCCAGTAATCTAAATTGTAGTGAATATATTGCCCTGCTTCTTTAGCATCATCTAATAGAGGCAATGGAATTTGATAAGCGTCTATTCCTAAAGCGGCGGCGGCTTCGCCTGTAGTGTCATACGTCAAACCTGTTAACTCTTCCGCTTGTTTTTTAATATCCTCTCGCCATTTTTTAAACTCTGTTTCATACCATTCTGAATCTGGAAAAGCGTGCGGTTCTTTTGGATTTAGTTTCTTTGTGCTTACACCTTTTTTCCATGTTTTTATATTTGCACCTTTTTTAATTCCAAAAGCTGTTGTCCTAATTTCTTTTTGAGCATCAGTAATTTTTGACCCATAAGGTTCCGTATAATTTTTAGCAAGTGTTAAAGCGTTTTGATTTCCTTTTGCAAGAGTCGCCTTTGTACTGTGAATACTTCTTGAGGCAGCATAAGAACCATTTCCATAAATGCCCTCACCTGCAAAATATAAATCTCCTTGCTTACCTTTACCTTTGAATTGATCTGACCATTTATCATTGCTAACACCTCTATAGACGAGCAAGTTTTCACCATCTGCTGCTTGATAAAGATCTTTTCTTGCTTTTAATTCTTTTACATTTTTAACCCTTATAGGTTTCTTTGTGAAACCTTGCCGCCAATAAATATAATCTAAGTCGGTGGGCCAATCCTTTGAATTAAGATCTAACCCCTGCCTCAATCTTTCCAGTCTTGCGTCAGTGTTTCCAGTCCAATGATCATAATCTTTACCATATCGTATCTCTGACATCTTTATTTGATGCTTTTTATATTCCTCGTAACTCTTGATTGTCTCCTCAATATTTAACTTCTTGAGTGGCTTTGATGGAACGAAAGCAGGAACAACAGGAACTTTTTTCTGGGGTTTTACTGCCTCAGTTTTTTCTTTTAAAGCTGTTGTTTTTTTCTTTGTTACTTTCGATTTTATGTCTTCAGGCTTCCCATATTTCTTTTTCAATCCCTCTAATGTTATTTCTGTTCCATCACTTCTAATAATCTTTCTTAAGGCATCAGTACCATTACTCTTTGCTGCTAACCGATTAAAATATTTAGCTTTTTCAAGCCCTAAAGTTTTAATTTGTAAGGGGCCAGGTTCATATTTTAATAATTGATTCTTTGCTCCTCTAGCTCTTTGTTCATGCAACCAGTCACCATAAGAAACCTTCTGTGGAACCCTGCCTGTTTCGCTCGGCCTTGTTATTAGATTGAGGCTTTTTCCCTTCTTTGTAATTTCAGATGGAGCCTCTAGTTTTGGATACCGTTTCTTTAATCCTTCATAATCAATCACAGGAACAGTTGTAGATCTGCAATTGAAATGCTGTGGAGGAGTTGGCCCTTGATCATATCCAAAAATCTGTCCATCTAATCTCTGGCAAACTGAGCTAGTTCTACTATCAAGCGTTGCCACATATTCATATTTTGGTGCCACATCACTATTAGCCGCATAGACACTTTGACTTGCCGCATTACTAACTTGATTAACAGAGGTTCTAACAATCGTTTTAATCTGATTGTTGGCAAGTTTTAATGGTTGATTTCCTGCTAAGGCAAATGCCCTTGTTCCTTTTTTTGTGTATTCATTAAAGTTTAAACGTCCCATTAATCGACGTGCAATTTGCACATTCGTCTCACCAGATAAAACACCTTGCCTAATAGCTCCCCCTAACCTTTCACTTGATTTTGCAGCTATCCCCCTAAAAGCTTTTTCGGCTGTCTCTCCATTAGGTAAAGTTATCAACTCACCTCGCCTTTTTGTTAATTCAAAACTACCTGCTTTTGACTTTTTAAACTCTTCTTCTGGCCTTCCAAATAAATTCAATTTTGTTGGATCTGTGCTTACAACCGCATCACCAAAACCAGTACTGACAGCGACATTATTAATAGGGACATCTCCAGAAGCAACAACTTTTTTTAATTCGTTTTTTATAAACTCAGTTTGTAATACTGCTAGATCTTGAAGCTCTTTTTTAAAAGCTTTAGCAGATTCACCTGACCATCTGTTTAAACTATCTTTTGATTGTTTGATAATTGCTCTTAATCTTTTCCTTGTCTCAGGTGCAACAGCATTAGTTGTCCCTTGTTGCCTGAAGTCAATATTTACAAGCCTTTCAGCAGCTCTAGCAATAATGTCGTTATAGGCTTTTGCATATTTTCCTGCAACCGAATTGCTGTAACGGTTTAAATCAATAGTTTCCCTATAAAAAGCTTCAGGTGTTGACATTTATCAATCTGTTTCTACTTCATCTGTAGCAATTTCTTCTTCTTCTTCTTCTTCTTCTTCTGGTGCATCCATTTCTATTAATCCCCCAGTTTGTGTAGCTTCTAATTCTTCCTCAATGTCAAACTCATCGCCAAGTACTTCTCCTTCATGTAATTGCTTCAAGAGAGTTTCATGGGAAATTGTTCCTGCTGTGTATAGCTGGAGCAAACTCCCTATTTCCTGAGGATCTAAACGAGATGCTAAGAAGTCACGGTTAACAAAACTACTACCTGATTCATTTGATCCTAAATATTGAGCGTGAAACAAAAGACAATTATCAATCATATCTTGCATTTGTTGAGCGACTACCATCATGGTGCTGTCACCTTGACTCCTATCTATTTTCTTTGATTCGGCTGTCTCGGCTGAAAGTTTTTGTCCAAGTACAGCAGCTAAGCCCAATTCGTTTATTTGACTTTGTAATTGATCCAATCTTTTAAATTGAGCGTCATAGCTAGTTCCTTTGCTTTCTATATATTCGGCACGACCATCAGCAGGAAAAGCAATTGCTTCACCTGGCCCTGCACTGACTTCTTCTGAACTTTGAGGGAATCCATAAAACGCCAACATAGGCACAGCACTGATATGTAATTGATTATCAAGATCTGACTGTGTTTGATATGCCTTAAGATTCAATTCAGCAATATCTTCCATCGGCGGACGTGATTCCATTAAATTAACTCGATTTGCATAAGCAACAGAAAAAGGTATTTCAGATAAACTCATTGCTCCTTCATTAAACAATTGAAACTCTCCCTTCTCGTTCTTTCTGTGAATTTCAAAAGCACCAGGAGTTAATAGTCTGACTTGTTCAATGATCTGCTCACCATATAAACCTTCTGGCTCTATAACTTTTTCTAGTAATCTAAGTTGTACTAACTTTTGTGATCCTTCTATTATTTCTGTCCTCCATCCTAAAATATCTCTTGGTGTATAACTAACCCAATAAGGACGACCCCCTTCCCCTGTTGCTGGTGCATCAACCAAAACACCAACATGACCGTAACGAATCATTTTTCTTGCTGTTTCGTATGTCCATACATTTAGATCATTGCCTTGAAGATCGACATCAAATAACTGCTCTCTAATAACATCAGATACATCATTTAAACGAACAGGCTTTCTGGTTAACATCCCAGCAAGCATTCTTTCTAGTCGGACATAAAAAGGTTGAGCAACTGATCGAGATAATCTATTGTCATAACTTTCATCTTGTTCTCTTGGTTCCTGAGGTAAATACCTGCGGTGTCTTCTTCTCATCTCATAAGTTCCACCTATTAAATCTTCAATCAAAATCCAATGAGGCTCTTGATTTTGCCACGCTTGATTAGGGTCATTTATATCGGTAATACTACCTGCTTTTGCCCTGTTGTAATAATTGAATCCGCTATACACGATTGAGCCTCGACACTATGTAGATAGTTTATAGATAAAAGCTAATAAATTCTAATACCCGTTCCTCGCCCTATGTTCATGTGTAATGGATTGAACTCCTTCCAGATTAAATAACCTAAGGAATCAGCCATGTGATCCAGATTCATTGTCTTATCTGGAGTGCCATCTTCTGCATATGCCTGAAGCTCTAAAGACTCAATTGTTTTCTTGCAACGTGGATGAATGTGTAATCTTATTTCTTCTTTCCCATTAAGCAACATTGCTTGAACTGCTGCAACTCTATCCCTGACATAAGGATTGCTTGCACCTGACAAGTTGATAATTCTTCTTTGCTGCAATAATTCGATGTCGGTCTTAGCAGCATTTGTTGATCTGTTTCCACCTGAAGCGTCTGGATATGCGTAGATCGTACTGTGCGGAAATTTTTCTCGCAATTGGTCAGCCATTGAATCTGTGTCATGTGCCCCACCTATCTCATCGAAAATGTATAGATGTCCTTTGCTGATTACTCCAATTGCTGCGTTGCAATTTCCAACGTTAAAGTCACAACCAACCCTAATAATTTCTTCTGAGTGGTCGGGCATTTCTTCAGTTACGTGCTTTGCTCTATCAAAACGGTCATAAACGGCTCCCGTTTGAAGATTGCAAAACTCGCCTTCTGTATAGGCTTTAACTAAAGAAGCTGGATAATTTTCAAGTAATGCTTGTAGGAAGTCATCAGGAAGGTAAGGATTATCAGCGGTGCGAGCTTTGTAAAGTGCTCGGTCTTCCTTGTGACCTTCTCGGACAAACAAATTATAGAACGTACCAAAACCTTCGGGAGTAGAAAAAAGACCTAATTGTCTACGCTGACCTGCTCTTAATCTGCCTAAGAATTTTTCAATTGCTCTTTGTCCTATATCTGCTTTGGTGGTGTCTAACTCGTCTGAGCCAATAAAACTGAGGTTAACTCCAATAATTCTCTGCCAAGATTCCATTGAACGACAAAGAACCGTAACATCTCCACTAGGTAGATTTAATTTGTATTCAGGTAAAGGAGAGGCTCTATATTCATAACTGATTTCATTTGTTTCCCAAAATTCTTCAAGAGAACGCTGCAAAACGTCACGAACCAAAGCCCCAGTAGGAGCGAAAACAGCCCCAACCGTACCGGGGTTATCAAGAGAACATAAAGTAGTCCACGCTGCAAGCGTTCTTGTTTTTCCTGCTCCATAACCTGCACAAAATCCAACAATTCTATGTTCTAAGTCTTCACAAATTTTCTGCTGATAATTTAATAAACCGTCAAAGATACGCTGACGAATTAAATCTGTTTGTTGTATTCGTTCTTCTGGCGAAACTTCAAACGCAGTAAAACCTTGAGGATATAAAACATGACCTGCTGGTAATTCTTGGAGAATATTCAAGAGCAAAGAGAAGCTAATTTAGCTGCTGTATTAATTGCACCAAGAGCAATGTGATATTGACCAGCTCTCCTGGCTTCCATCTGTAAGGTGCTGCATTGGCTCAATAAATCTGCCACCATCTGAGGGCGTTCTATATCCCAATCGGCCTTCAGTTGCTCCCTAGCTATCTGTAAATACTTATCTACGGCTCTTTCTCCAACCCCCCAGTTCTCGGACGCAAAACGAACACAGTCCGATCTTCTGCCACCATTAGCAATAATCCGAGCAAACTTTTGTGCTCGAACTATGGTTTCAGCTTGGGTTCCTTTTGTTGCCATTAATTAGATATTACATGTTTTGCTTTATTGCCAGTAAAATCCTCCCACCTTTTAACGATGACATCGCAAAAAACAGGGTTTTTCTCCATTCCAAAAAATACCTTTTTCAATCTTTCGGCTGCAATCAATGATGATCCTGAACCAGCAAATAAATCTAAAACATTAGAAATCGAATATAATTTGATAAATTTTTCACAAATTGCAACAGGTTTAGAATAACTTAGTTTGTTTTCAGAATCTTTTTTCCCTATAAACACTTTTGAATAATCTTCTTTTTGAAATCCTTTGTTTGGATTTTGCTTCCCAATTAATGCAATATATTCAACATCAGTCATCATGTGTCCTCCATAATTAGGTGCAATATTTTCCTTCTTGTAAAAACATAAATCATAATTTTTTTTATTTTTTTCGGCTAAATCTATATATTTTTTTATTAAAGGTTTATTATGAAAAAAAATATTAGTTTCAGCAAAAAGAATTAAATCAAGAGGATTAAATTTATCAACTTTATTGGTTCTTATTTCTTTCATTGAATTGCTCTTTTTTAAGATTCCACCGCCTTCTGTCTGCAATTCATAAGGTGGGTCAGTAAAAAGCAACTCTGGCCTTGTTCCATTCAATAAAAAATCTACGTTTTTCACAATAAAAGAATCACCACATAAAAGGCGATGGTTCCCAAGGATATATAAATCACCTTCCTTTGTAATTGGTTCTTCTGGAACTTCTGGGACATCATCAGGATCAGTCAATCCTTCAATTTTTTCTGATTCTCCTATTAGTTCAGCAAGATCACCTTCATCAAACCAAGGTTCTAAATCTTGTTCTTCTGAAAGCTGCTTAAGCATTTCAGCATCCCATTCGGATAAGTCAGAGGTTCTGTTATCAGCAAGAGCCAAACCAACTTTGTCCTCTTCTGTCAGTCCAGTTCTTTTTACAGCAATAATTTCTTTGCCATCTGTTTCTATTACTCGAAGGTTTTTTATTCCTGCTGCTTTTGCACCTTCAATGGTTCCATTACCAGCAAGTATTCTGTTTTCTTCATCTATAACTATTGAACGAGCTGCACCAAATTTTTCTAAGGATTCTTTGATTAAAGAAGCAGAACGGTCTGTCCTTTTACGAGCGTTTTTATGATCGCTTTTTAAATCTTGTATTGAAGTCAAAAATAAAAGAAGCTTAAATGCTTTGAGTTTAATAGGCCATTAGTGTAAGGCAAGGAACTATTCAAGCCAATGCAGTATTATTTATGTAATTGCGAGCATTGCCAGAAGATAAGGGAACAACAAGTAAAACATGGAGAATGGTTAAAGAGGGGATTGACCAAAACACATAATCTTATTAAGATTAAGAAGTCAACCACACAGGACTTAATTCATGGGCAAATTCGCTGACGCACTGCAAGGAATTGTGGAAACAATGAAAGCAGGAGACGAAGTTTTTCAACTTAATATCAAAGAAGTTGAAGAATCAGTTAAAGCAATTGCAGAATCAGAAAAGAAATTAATCAAAGATTAATTAGCAAGCCCTTCGGGGCTTTTTTATTTTTCCTACATCCACCCCGCCCCTATTTAAGAACCATGCCAAAAGAAATCAGAATGATCAAAGGCAAATTGTATAAAGAAGAATCTGCTGGGAATTGGGAACCAATGGAAACAACCGCAATTAATGATGCTGGTGTTGCTTATAGAGCAATTCAAAGATTGCTTTTATCAATCAATGATATTGAAATTAAAAAAGCTGGTTTATCTCGCAAAGAATTAAATCCTTTAGTTGAAGCACTTGATACGCTTCAGGCAATAAAGAATGTTGAACAGAAAGCTTTAGAGGGAGAGCTAAAGCCGAAAGGATGGCTGGAAGCTGCAAATGCAGATGGAGCATTGTTTGACGAATATTACGAATATAAAAAACCAAATAATGTTATTGACATTAGGCGATAATCTTATTAAGATAAAGGAGTAATCAAGATCAACCACAAATGACACCTACAACTCAAACACTTTTGAATCAGTTAGGCGGCACAAATAAAATCGCTGCAATGACTGGAGCAGAAATTGTTACTGACGATAAGAACAACGGAGTTCACCTTGTTTTTGGAAGACAAGTTGGCAAAGCAGGTAAAAAGTTCACTCATTTAATTGTTAACTACAACCAAGCTGCTGACCTTTACGACCTTAAAGCTTTAAAGCTAAACAAGAAAACTTATGAAATGACAGAAGTAAAAACCTTAAATGGTCTTTACGGCGATCAAATCAAAACTGTTGCTGAAGATTTAACTGGACTTTATTTCACTCTTTAAACCAATGAGATTTCTTCTATTTGCCGCCTTCGGGGCGGTTCTTTTCTGGGGTGTTAGTTCATCCCTTTCAAACATGACCCGCCACGATTGTGAGGTCAACAAAATCCAACTTGCTTGCCAATCTTTAAACAAATGAATCTTAATCAACCCGAACTTCTAAGGCTTTTAGAACTTTTAGGCAAATCAAATAAGTTAATCAAGAAAGCTCCAAGCCGATCCTCTGAGGAGTATTTTGAATTTAACGAAAATCTTTTTACCAAATTAAGCGTTGAGTTTGCAAAAAAAACAATAGAAAAAGATCCTATTGTTGAAACAATGGTGCCAACTTACAAAGTTGGTGATTTTCATTTCACTTCTTCAACAGCTCAAACAGCTAAAAAATTAAAAGTAACAGAATCAGATCTAAGAGTTTTACGGAATACAAGCGAAATGCGTGGCGGTCTAAGAAAAGATTTCCACTACACAACAGGTAAATACCCAAGACCTAATGCAGTTTGGTATGACTTGAACCGCACCTGTCTTGTGCTGCATGAAGTGGATTATAAAACTTTTTCTCAGCCCGGATTTGACGTTCAGGCAAATACAAATAAAAACACAGCGAGAGCATTTGAAAGAGCAAGAAAGGGGATGAAAAGATGAGGATCAGGCTCGCAGACCTTGAAGGTGAATTAGTTGCCTTTAGTGGATGGGAGACAGGTTATAAGCACAACAGGACTTGGACTTGTCTTTCAAATCCTCATGTTTGCATCTGGGACAGAGACACCTGTGTACAAGATGCAGTCAAACAAAAAGGTGGTCATAAATTTGACCATCTTTGGATGTCTGGAGACAAAAGAAGAAATGCACCTCAAGAAGTCAAAGCATTTAAAAAAGTTGGAGGAGTTGGAGTTGTAAGAAGATATACACGAACAAATGGAACAATTGACTTCACAGTTAAAACACCTCCAGAGCGTTGGAGCATTGAGGATTTTTTAGACCTTTATAACGACAGTTTTAATAAGACAAGCATGAAAGAAAAACTAGAACTAATTGAAGAGGGTCTGAAGTCAGTCAAATTACATAGAAGCGATTCAGAAGATATTCTTTTTGGGATAGCAAAATCAGTAAGTGCTTTTGAAAAGGAGCTGCTGGAGATTCAACAAGAGCTGAGTTCATCCATTGAAATCACAGAAAAGACATTAAAAACGGCAAAGATGAAAGGCAAATGCAAGAAGTTAAATCAATTAATTTTTCCTACCCGTACAAACTCAAAAACAAAAGGTTTTTAAAATGTCAGGAAGAGCTTTTAAAAAAATTGGCAAGAACTCTATTTTCTTTGCTGATTCTGCACACAAGAAAACAAGTGATGTTGATAAGGCTTTAACAAGGCTTCTATTTGCTTGTGTTTCTAAACGTACTTTTGCAAGAACAAAGGATTTAGAAATTTATCCAATTACAAGGATTGAAACATGCCTTCAACGTGTAGAAAAGGAATTAACTTTCCTTCAATCATTAGGAAGCAATCTTCCTTACGCATGGAAAAAACTTGTCTTAGAAGATCCTTGTTACTTAAAACGACCTGAAAAGCTGAAGGCAAAAGTCTATTCTGAAGCAGAAGCTAATGGTGTTCTTCAAACCCGAATAGGTGCAGCAATGAATGATTTGATGTACTTAAACGCTTTAAGAGTTGTCGCCGCCGAGGTCAAATAAAATGGATTGTCCTAAATGTGGTAAAAGTTCTTTTAACTATGAAAAAGCTAGAAAGGTTATTGAAACAAGATCAGACAAAAAAGGTGGAATAAGAAGAAGAAGAATTTGTCCTGTTTGTGAGTACAGATTTACAACTTATGAAATTCATCAGCATAATCTTATAACTGATCCAGAATGTAGAAAAGAAATGATTTTAGACTACAAAGAAGAACTTTCTAAGACAATCAACAAATCAAGAGAAACAATTTTATTTGCCCTTGACCAAATTTTTTTGGATCTTTAAACAATGGATTTAAGCAAAATTCCTAATTCAATGCCAATTGAGTTTTTTAATACAAAAGTTTTAAAAGCATTAACAACAGAAGATTGGTCAGGGCTGGCATTTAAAAGAGGATGGAACAACGAGAAGCTAGGAAAGGAAATTGTAAAAGCAGGAAAACTGATCTATGAAAAAAGATGGGAATAATCTTATTAAGATTATTAAGATTTATTTCAATAACAATATTCTTATTGACATTACCACCTAATCTTATTAAGATTAAATTGTAAGCAGATTCGTCTGTTTGCTATCAACCGCAACTTGAAAATTTATGGAAAAGAAAGTGCTTCTTGGCATCATCTTCGTAAGAGGTGGGTCAAGCTGGTTCTCAGGAACTCACGAACCTGAAGTAATCGCAACAAAAGCCATCAGAGTTTTAAAAAGGGATTGGAAGCATCTTTTTGGATTTAAAAAAGACGCTCTTTTCCCCGTCCACATCTTTGACATCACAGATTGCAAAGATGGCTGGTATGCAGAAGCTTATGAGGTCTATGACGAAACAACCAGAAAGCCAGCAAAGTTTGTAAAGACTTTAAAGGTTAACAAGTAAGCAAACAAAGCCCCTCATCTTGAGGGGTTTTTCATAAATTTTTAAGCTGCCTCAACCACACAGGAGTTTTCCAAATGACAACAATCACTGCAAAGAACACCAAGGCTGAAATTCTTGCCGAGGCTCTTCCACTGATTGACGATCAAGCAGAAAAAATTCAAACTCTTACAGAGAAATTGAATACTGCTTTAATTCTTTTAGGAATCACAGCAGCAGCAGCAGCTATTTTCTAAACTATCTAGCCTCCGAAAGGGGGCTTTTTTTACCTATTTATAAAACCAATGCCAGCAACTGCCAGATACAAAGAAGGTGATTCTGTAAACAAGAGAAGAGCCACAAAAGGAATGTTTTTAGAGATAGGCTCCGCAGTCGGGACGGTCATTTCACAACGTGAGAAATCCAATAAAAAAGGGACTCCCTGTATTTATTGCACCGTCAAATGGAAAGACGGGAGAACATCAGAACACGCCCAACACATGCTTATCCCTGCACCATAAAAATGAATAACGATCTTAAAAAAATCAAGCTCAACGCTTTACTAAAAAAAGCAGCTTATGAAGAACACAGAAAGAAATGGAAGGAGACACCAGACGAAGATCCGATTGAAAAAGAATTGGCTCTTAGCAGATATATCGAATTAAAATGCCAATATTATGATTTGATTCAACAGATAAAAGAATGGGATTAATAAGGATTATTGGAAATTCTTCTAATCTCAATTAGAATAGATTCGGGGCTTGCTGATTTGAAGAATCCCGTGGTTGAGGTTCTTCATTGCCACTTGTCAGACCAAGCCCCTAATATTACAGATCTGTAACAAATAATTAATCTTATTGACATTATCCAATAATCTTAATAAGATTAAAAAGTAATCAACCACGCTTACAAAATGGCTAAGACAAGAACCATTACAGCAACTTTTGAAGATGGAAAAACCATCGAAAGGGTAACAGGAAGGATTTACACCCACGCTGTTCAAGTTACTCGTCACTTCTCAGACGGCGATCAGACAAAAGACTTTTTCTGGTGTGGCCGTCCTGATTTGATGGAAAAGAAAATTGCTGGAAAGCACCCATCAGATGTAAAAGTTGCCAAGGTCACGGATGACCCTTGGGGATTTCAAAAGCCTGAATAAACCACACGACCCCGAAAGGGGTCTTTTTTTTTGCCTTGTAATAATCAATTAATCTTATTGACATTATGCACTAATGTTATTAAGATTAAATCAGTTCAAACATCAACCACATGTCTTGCCCAGTTGAATCAGATTTAAACCGCCACCTCGAACAACTTGACATCCAAGCAAGAGAGGAAAAACATGCGGAGGACAATCCAAGTTGCTACTGGTTCATCACAACTAACAAATGGGATGAATATGCTTACTCAGAAGAAGAAAAGAACCAACTTATTGCAGACGCAAAAAAAGAAGGTCTTATCTGGAGCTGCACAAAGCACACAGTAGGATTGAACTACTAAGCAAAAACCAAACCTGAGAGGCAATAGCTTTTCAGGTTTTTTATTATATTATTAAGATTAACAGGAACTAATCATGCCAAACAAAGCAAGAGGATCTGAACTCTGGAGCGAGATCCTACAAACCAGCGTCACCCCAGAAATAAAAAACAAAGTTAATCAATTAGCTGTTGCTGCTGGTGTAAGCAATAGCGAAATTGTTAGAGGTTTAATTGATCAAGCGTTGAATGAAGCCTGATTAATTATTGCTTCTAATCGTTTTACTTGAAGAGCTAAACGATCACCCCTATCAATTGCTTCTGCCGCAACTTCGTACGGGTCAACCCCATAACATTGAAGGTCTTTTTTTATTTGTTGTGTCCTAGTGGTCATTAGCAAATGCCTCTGAGCTTCAGGTCAAGCTAATTATACACATTGTTGCAAACCCCTCAAAAAAATAAATAACTTTCTTATCAGATAATCCTATTGACATTAAAAACCTGTGCTACATAATGAGTGCGTTCCTTATACAAATCAACCACAAACTGAGTACACAATGACCACAAACAGCATACGAATTAAACACAAAGTGATGCAGCATTGTTTAGCTAAAAAGCCGAGCTACATGTCAATGACTGCTTTTATAAACTATTCACTAGAAACCTATTTTTTAGGGGTTGACACATGTGATACCCTTAAAATACCGAACGAGAGAGAGAGAGAAACAAAAAAAGAGAGAGGTATTTTATCTAATACTAATAGAGTACCTAATAGTATAAATAAGGAAAAAGAAAATTTTAAAAAAACAAGGTTTAAATTTAGTGCTGACCTAATCCCTTTTGAACTTGAATCTGCCTCTAGCTTGATCGTTGATTTCTGGCACTCAAAGAAAGGAAAAAAAACAGAAGCAGCTTTTAATTTGTTGATGGGTGAAAAAGGCTTGATAGGGATAAAAAAGAAATATGGAGAAGATGCTGTAAAAGATCAAATCATTCTTGCAATTGCAAATGAGTGGCAGAGCATCACGTTGAAAAATTACGAAACTTTTGCAAGAACTAAAACATCTTCATGGAATCCTGAACCAATAACAGGACATCCAGCTCAGAGGGTCTTCACAGCGTCTAGAGGCTTTGAATGATGGAACCGCTATACAACAAGGTATCAACGATCAAACTGCTTAAAAGGGGTCTTACATCGCCTAATCCTTCTAATACTGAAAGACCTCTATGGACATTGGCAGAGTTAGATCAACCAAGCCCCGGTGCTCAAAGATGTATTGACGATGCAAACTCAAACCTTGCCATCTTCCCCAGAGGCTACGAAGGAGTTAGGTTTCTGAACTTGGCACGTGAAGAAACACCACCATCTGAATCAGTAGAACTTGTAGACCCAAAAGATTTTCCTGCATAAAAATGAGCTACTACAACACCACAGAAGAAACAGGTTCAGAACTTGCTGAATCTCATGCAAAAGCTAAAACACAAGAGAAGAAAATACTTTTGTGTTTTCACGATCAAGGAAACCCATTAAGTGCTTCTGTTATTTGCGAAATGCTTAATGACGCTTATCCGATTACTTCAATTAGAAGAGCTTTAACAGACTTGACAAACGAAGGCAGCCTAGAAAAAACAGAAAAGAAAGTTATGGGTCGATATGGAAAAAGGGAACATCAATGGCAATTAAGAACAGACAAAAACAACCAATTTAATCTTTTTAAAAAATGAAATATCAAGAACTAAGCAACAACGCAAGCTTGCACCGTGACCCACCTTGGAGTCATTTAAAACTTGATCCTCTTCCCATGTATCGAGATGAGGAGAGGCATCAATATTGCTGGGAACCAACAGGCGAATGGTTGGCATTTTCAACAACACAAATTGCAAGCCAAAAAAGTCCAGAGGCTTTAGCAAATATTGAAAAATATAGGCACATCTGGCAACCCAGAGGAGAAAAAGTTCATTGGTGCTTACAGCAAAGGATGTTAGGAGAAAAGAATCCAGACGCAGGTGATTATCAAGAATGGGTCACGCCACTTTTAGAAAATGAATATTGGTCTAACTTTGAACCTTGGGCGGTTGAATATATGCTTGCAGATTTAGAAAAGTCTGTAGGCGGTCAGTTTGACCTTTTGGGTTATGACCACACATTGCAAAAGTTAGTTTTAATTGATTTAAAAACGCAATCAAATAAAAACGCTAGACCATATTCAACAGATGCTCAATTAGGAAGTTACGTTGACGCACTTGCAAACCATCATGGAATTGTTGTTGATAGTTGCAGAACAGTTTGGGCAAGACCAGGGAAATGTGTTTTTGGAGAAGAGCAAGATCCTTTAACTTGTCGGTTGAAATGGAAAGAAGCTTGGGAAGCTTTTGAAGAAAAGGTTGAAGTTTTTTAATGGATAAAATTTTTATTCCTGTTCGAGGTCTTCCAGCTCCACAAGGAAGCAAGAGACATATTGGTCATGGAATTATGATTGAGAACAGCAAGAAAGTTAAACCTTGGCGGCAAGATGTTCGAGCTGCTGCCATAGATCATTATGAAGGATCAGTAATTGGTAGAGCTGTAGAAATAGAAATTGTGTTTTTATTTGCTAGACCAAAAAGTCATTTTGGAACGGGAAAAAATGCAAACAAATTAAAACAAAAAGCACCTGAGTTTGTAACAAGTTCACAAGCAGGAGACATTGATAAATTATGTCGATCAACTTTAGATGGATTATCAGCGAAAGCAGGAGGAACTGTTATTAAGGATGACAGCTTAGTGGTATCATTAAAAGCCATTAAAAAATATGCAAAGGAAGACGAACTATTGGGAGCAAACATTTTTATAACACCTTTTGCTTTATCTTATTGACAATAAGTATTTAGCTTATTAAGATTAAATAGTACACATCAACCACACATGGCACAGAAAAACAAGACTCTCTATGAGTCACTTCTAAATTTTCAAAAACAACTTCCAGATATTGCAAAAAGCAAAACGGCTGGACTTGGAAAGTTTTCATATAGTTACCTTCCTTTGGAAGATTTATTATCTGCAATTCAACCTGTTTTACATGCTAATGGTTTGATAATTATTCAACCTCAAGCGTATAACGACCACGGACAAACTTGCATTGTTACACGTTTGATTCATGTTGAATCTGGAGAAGAAATAAAAAGCGAACTGCCAATCTTTTTACCTCAAGACATGGGCAAGAAAGAAATGTTTACTTGGGGTGGAAGTTTGACGTATGGAAGACGCTACGCAATAAAAATGCTTTTAGGAATTGAGCCTGATATGGATACAAATACAGAAGATCCAAAAGAAATAACAGATAAAGTAAAACCAGAAAAGAAAACAGGCATTAGCAGAACACCAACCAGACCAGATTCACAAGTTAAAAAAACAGAAGTGAAAAATAATGAATTTATAACTCCAGCAGCCAAAACTGAAATCAGTGGAAAAATTGGTGAGTTGAATGATGCAAACAAAAAAAAGGTGTTAGATGACTTTAAACAGCATTTCGACATCAAAGCCAAAGACATTTCGCCACAACACATAACACTTGCTGCACATGGTCGATTTTTACAGCAAGCTATCTCTCAATTAGCTTGAAAAAATGACACCAGAAGCAGCCGAACATGCTGCACAGCAAGTTCTTAATCAACTAAAAACACGCACTTTACTAAATCAAAAAAATGCCAAGAAACGAGTACAAATTCCAACCTGCTCTTCCTTATCCAATTAAATGGTCTACAGGTGAGAACAGCTATGACGAAGAAGGCAAATTTCCACAGCAATTAGCTTTGGCAATTCCAGTTGAATCTATTCCTGCTTTTTGTGATTATCTAATGTCTTTAGGTGATACAAGCGAAAAAATCAAAACAGGCAAAGTTTGGGATTTCAGCAAAAAGGAAGAAGTAGAAGTTGACGTTGTATGGATCAATGCAAAAGGTAAAGATGGAACTTATGGAGCCTTTGGGAACATTAATCCACAAAAGACCGAAGCACAGCTTCAAGCTCAGGATGCGAGGAACTTTCCACAGACTTCCGAGGAAATACCTTTCTAAGTAAACGCTGCCAACAAGAGCTAGATTTTTGCATTTCCATGTAAACTAATTTCCCTTCTAGCTCTCCTATTTTTTCCAGACAGTTTTTTAATACTTCATCTTTATACCAATTCTGTCTCCATAAAGAAGCACATAAATTTGCTGTCTCTTGATGATCGTCAGAAAGTAAAATAGCCCTCTCTTCGAGTTCAAGTTTTAACTCTTGCTCCATAGAGGGTTCAACTATTAACCAATCAACTAACTTATTTATTGTCATGTATAAACCCGAATGGATTAAGGAAGATAATCAACGAGTTGAAGATATGAATCGCTGGTACAAGCTTGATGGAAGAGAAAAAAAGACTCACAAATTTCATGCCCTTTACACAGGTTTATATGCGATCAGCAAAAGGCTTGAACTAGAAGACAGGATTGCAAAAGCTTACGAAGCTAATCTAAAAAAAATCCCGCTATGGGTAAGGCGGGATTAGTTCCATTCCTCTTAATCGCAGATCTAATGCAGACCCATTTAAAAACTAGCTAAGTTTTACCTATTACGCCAGTTTCTATTTCTACCAGATCCTTCAAGCGTTGAGATTCTCTGCTCCAATGAAGCTACTCGCTTGAATAAAGCTCTTACATCTTTGTCTTTTCTATTGACAACAATTGACAAAGTAAACAAGAAAATTGAAACAACTGCACCAATGCAAGCAGCAATTACTTCATTCATGTACGTTAGGCCATGTTCCTTGTTGAATCCTAATCCATTCCTTTTGAGCTTCTATTAGGTCAGGCTTTGATATGTTTGGATCATTGATCAAACTCCATAATTCAATTCTCTTATTTATAGATTCAACGCTTATTCCATAACTTTTAGAAATCGTTTCCTTTTGGCTCTGGCTCAGAAATTTCATTACTTTTTAACCATTTGTGTCTAATGTAGACATGTTTACTCGTTTTTCTATGGATGCCAAACAAAAAGAAGAAAACCAAGCCAGCAAAAAAGAAAATAAAAAGAACCCCCTACAAAAGTTAAAGGAAGGATTTGATGATAAAGAAGAGCAACTACAAGTTTTATCTACATTTGTCAGGTTGGGAGTGGTGATTTGGAGTGGATTTATCTTAACTTTAAATTATGTAGAATTGCCAGGTTTGGGTAAACAAGAAAGGATCGACCCGAC